TTGTGTACCTCAGATCGCGAATCCGCTTCCGGTCGATCGAGCGTCCGAATCTGTATTCGTCCTCGATCCACTCTGCGATTTCCTGCCGGGCCTCTTCAGCGGTGATACCTTCGATTAATTTCTTCATTTTCATTTACTCCCGAATTTTTGATTTTTGGGTGGTTTCTTTCAACCACGTTGATATCTTACATCATCTCGGTTTATTTGTCAAGCAGTATTTTTCAACTGAGTTGAAATTATGTGTTGATTTTTCCGGCACCGGGTGATACAATATCCCCGGAGGTGAAACAATGCAGACAATCGCAGAACGTATCATGCTCCTCGTGGATCGCCTTGAAAACGGCAACAAGAGCGAATTCGCGAGGAAGGTCGGCGTAACGCCGGCCTACATTTCAAAGCTCGGCAAAAACCCGGATTCTGTTCCGACAGGCCGCGTGATGAGCGACATCTGTTCCGCTTACAATGTGAACTTTGAATGGCTCACAACGGGCGCAGAACCGATGATCCCGCCGGCATCCCGCGAGGATGAGATCGCCGATATCGTAAAAGCTGCCGTCCGGCACGACCCAGAAAAGGCGTCGAAATTCTTTCAGGACCTTTTCGGCAGCATGTCAGACGGCGAGATCGTCCTGATGTACCAGATATTCCGGAATCATTTCCCGGAATAAGAAAAAATCCCGCCAGCCTGGATTTTGGCTGACGGGATTTTTGTTGTTTACCAAATGTAAAAAACATGCTATCATTGTATAGCAAAATAAAAAGCAGGAGGTAATAACCATGAAGAAAATCATATCAATTGTCATCGCCGCCGTTCTGATCCTTGCCGTGCCGGTATGCGCATCGGCAGAAATAGACCTGTCCGGCCTGAGCTGGCAGGAGCTTATCGACCTGCGCGCTGCCATCATGCGTGAACAGATGTCCCGCGATGAATGGCAGGAAGTAGTAGTACCGAAAGGCGTTTATATAGTCGGAGAAGACATACCAGCCGGTAAATGGACGATCAGACCGGCAGAAGGGTTAACGGATGTGTCCTTCGGGGAGAAGCTGAGGGAGAACGGCCTTGATATCGCGTGGTCCGGCGTCTGGGGATCTGAATCAGCAAGCGGTGACGACTCGTTCACTCTCGATTTAAAGGATGGGTTCTATGTTGTTGTCAGCTTCGGCAAAGCCATCTTCGCCCCGTTCACCGGCAAGCCCGCACTCGGTTTCAAATAAGGTGTACTGAAATGAAATACATGTACCGTCCCCATCGTGGCGCTCTGGAAGATGCCATGAAAGAAGCAAAAGAATTTGATAGCCTGGATGATCTCCTGGGTTATGCAGCTCTGTCCGGTGTTGATGATGTCTATGGTGTTCTGTACACCCGCGACGATTTGACACTTGGAGAATGGGAGAAAGACGACCACCGCATCGGCTGGTACAAATGCCGCTATGTTGTTTCGCATCGCTACGGCCTGAACCCAATGAACCACATTATCGGAACCATGGGAATTGTATACGAACCGGGCGAACATCCAGAGCCTTCCACGCAGAATTACATATAGCAAAAGCCCGGCCTTAATTGGTCGGGCTTTTTTATTGGCACACAAGCCGATAAATAATGTTGATGATTGCATCACTGATCCCATCGCCGCGAAGCAGTGCTTTCCTAATCCTGCGTATCTTTTCCTCTCTGGTTTCCATTGGCATTTGCTCCTTTATAGAATGTATGTTCTATTATACTGTTTATGTGTCCAATGAAACGTACTGTATTTTATACAAATCGTTATCGCTTATTTTAGTCGCTTTATCGCTTGAAAAATATAAGCGATTGTTATACAATTTCTTTAATAAATTCGATGATGGCGCGGACAGTTGCTTCATCGGCACCCTCCAAAAGGTCTTCTATTTCCCTCATCAATTTTCGCTTTTCTTGTGCTTCCATTTATAGCACCTCCTATGATTGCAATTTTATTGCAACAAAATTGCAATTACCATAGTCGTTTTGGCAGATGCCGTATTCACCGGTGTACAAAAATACGCCTTTTTTTATATTCAAAAACAAATCATTATGCCATTTTGGCACGGAAGGAGAAAGCCATGTACAATATTTGTGCGCAAAAAATCGTTGGAAATAAAATATTGCAAACACGTTCGGCAATGGGTATATCCAGAGAAACGCTTTCTGACCGAATTAACGACGCATGTGGAATGTGCATCACCGCAGATATGATCGGGCGCTACGAGCGTGGAGAGCGCCGGATTGACCAGGATACACTTGTAGCCGTTGCGATTGGCCTGGATACATCACTGCAAAACCTGCAGGACGGCATAGATCCGCGCAACGGAGAACCGCCTGAAATGCCCAGAAAAATCAACCGCCTCGGCCAGATGGAACACCGGATCTATTCGGACATCGCAGCCAGATGGCACGGAGACACCAAAGCCCTTGCCATTGCAACCGCCTGCTACTGTTCCCTGCCGGAGGAATACAGGCTGAGGGCCGTCATGAGCATCGTCGAAGAAATGTCAAAGGCACTGGCTGCCGGCGATATAAAATACACCGACCTGCCGGAAGGTCTGCCCTATCTGCAGGACCAGATCGGCGCTCTGAGCCGGAAGGCGGGTGGCGGAAAATGAAGGAACCGGCAGCTGCCTATATCCGCGTATCCTCTCAGGAGCAGAAGCTCCACGGCCTGTCTCTGGCTGCGCAGGAAGAGAAGCTGATTATGTTCGCAGAGGTGAACGGTCTGGATATCGTCGAATTTTATCGCGACGAAGGCGTCTCCGGCAGGAAGCTGATAAGCAAGCGCCCGGAGCTCCAGCGCATGATACAGGACGCACAGGCAAAGAAATTCAGCCGGATAATCTTCATCAAGCTGGACAGATTTTTTCGCTCCGTAAGCGAATATTACAAGTGTATGGAGCTTCTGAACGGCATCCCATGGACCGCCACAGAGGAACAGTATGACATGACCACTGCAAACGGTCGCATGCTGATCAACATGAAGCTGACCATCGCCCAGCTGGAAGCCGAGCAGACCGGCGAGCGAATCCGAATGGTGAATGAATATAAAGTCCGCTCAGGTCTGGCTATCGTCCCGACATCATCCATGCCGTTCTGCTACCGGCGCGAAGGTCGCCAGATCGTCAAGCGCAACGAGGCAATCATGGAGGACCTCATCAGCCGCTACGAAGCAACGCTCTCGGTCAGAGGCACCATGGAACACATTAACAGCCGATACGGCACACAGCTGTCATACTCAGCCGTATCAAACACCCTGCGCAACCCTATGATATGCGGCAGCTACCGCGACAATCCGAATTACTGCGAGCCGTACATATCAAAGGAGCGCTACGATGCCATCCAGCAGGCCATAAACCGCCGTACGCGCACGACAAGGGCGTCAGACTATATTTTCTCCGGCCTCATAAAATGCCCGGAATGTGGACGCGTAATGAACGGCACACAGCACACATCGAACCGCCCAAGCGGCAAATACAAATACAACGTGTACCGGTGCCCGTCTCATTATCTGGATAAATCCTGCCCGTTCTGCACATCCGTTTTCGAGAAAAGGATCGAACAGCTCATGATCGATCGCATGAGCAAAGAACTGAACAATTACACGCTGGAAGCAGAGATCGAGCAGAAAACAGAAGCACCTGACGAATCCACTCTGAAGAAACTGACATCAGAACTCGACCGCATAAACTACGCATGGCAAAAAGGCCGCCTGTCTCCGGAAGACTACGACCGCAAATACGACGATATCACAGCGAAGATCGCAGAAGCCAGAGCAAAAAAAGAAAGGGCCCAAAAGGCCCCAAAATTCACCAGTGAGCTATCCGGAAACTGGCTGGAAATATACGACAAATTAACAAACGCAGAAAAATCAGCATTCTGGAAATCAACAGTCCTGAAAATCGAAATAAACTGGTCCCCCGGAAAAGACGCAGAAAAATCAATCCGCGAAGTTGTTTTTCTATAACCTAGTGGTACGTTTTATTTCGCGCTCCGTTCGCATCCAACAATAAGACGCACCACACCCTCTCAGCCAAAACTGTGCAAACATTGTGCAGTCGTTTGGCTGAGAATTTTTTTGTTTTGTGGGACAATTTATGCGATGGAGGCGGTGATATGTGGATTAAGCAGAACGAGAATCCCCTCGGCAGAAATGTGGATGACTGCGCAGTCAGAGCGCTGGCAGTTGCTACCGGGAAATGCTGGGATCGAATTTACTGGGAAATGGCTATCGCCGGTAACGAGATCGCAGACATGATGCACGCAGACAAAGCATGGCATCAGGTACTTAAAAATAACGGCTTCAAGCGTCGCTTCCTGCCGGAGCATTGCCCGGATTGTTACACCGTCCGTGATTTCTGCAAGGAACATCCGCACGGTGTATATGTCGTTGCTGTTCAGGATCACGTCATCGCCTGTGTTTCCGGGAACTACGTGGACACTTGGGATTCTGGGTCGGAATCCCCGCTGTATTTCTTTAGCAAGGAGTGATTAACGATGTACGGATATCCAAACTACAACCCATACCAGGGGCAAATGTACCAGCAGCCGCTTCAGGCCATGCAGCCTATGCAGCCAAAGGATGACAGAATCTGGGTGCAAGGTGAAGTAGGTCAGAAAGCATACATGGTTGTTCCTGGCGTTACGGTGCCTCTCTGGGACAGTGAATCAAAAAGAATATGGCTGAAAACCGGCAATGCTTCCGGGCCTCCATTTGTGCAGGAAATCACTTACAACTTTGTCGGTGAACAGCCCCAAACCGCTATGGATTGGGAGAGCCGATTCTCTTCAATTGAAAAGCGCCTCGCCGCGCTCGAACCTAAGGAGGTAACTGAGAATGTTTAATCCCATGCAAATGATGGGGCAATTCCCACAGTTTATGAACCAGATGCGCGGGAAGAACCCGCAGCAAGTCCTCAACCAGATGATGCAATCCGGCAGAATCAGCCAGCAGCAGCTCAACCAGGCACAGCAAATGGCCCGGCAGATGCAGCCTCAATTTGACGGATTCCGGCAGATGTTTGGTTTCAAATGATAAAACCCGTGGCCACGGTTTTATAAATTCTATTTTTAAGGAAGGAAAACAATATGGGTATTTCTAATGAAATGGGTCCCGCCGACATCCGGGCATGTACAGAGGGCAACAGCGGCGGTATGGGCTGGGGCGGTGAATGGTCCTGGTGGATTATTCTGTTCCTGATTTTCGGCCTGTTTGGCGGCAACTGGGGCGGTGGCTTCGGTGGCGGTATGGGCGGCGGTGCTGCCGAAAATTACGTCCTCACAAGCGATTTCTCCCAGCTGTCCAGACAGATCGATTCTGGCTTTGCAGGTGTTGAGCGCAGAACCGATTCCATCATCAATGGTCTGTGCGATGGATTCTACACCAATGCGCAGCTGATCAACGGCGTAAACACCAACATTCTGCAGACCGGCTATGGCATCCAGAATGCCATCAACGGTGTCGGCACGAACCTGCAGCAGTGCTGCTGCGACGTCCGCGGCGATATTGCCGGCGTGAATTACAACCTCGCAACCCAGGCAAACGGTATCACCTATGCAATGAATAGCGGCTTCAACGGCCTGTCCCGCGATGTAGAGCGCGGTTTCTGCGACACCCAGTACAGGGATGCCCAGAACACCAACGCCCTGCTGCAGTCCGGCCACGCCGACGCTGACCGCATCATCGCGAAGCTGGATGCCATGGAAACTGCTCGCAAGGACGAGCGCATCGCCCAGCTGACTTCTGACAACAACGCTCTGAAGTTCCAGATTTCTCAGGAAGGTCAGTCCCGCTGGTTGTACGAACAGCTCGGTCCCAAGTGTCCGCAGGCCGCTTACGTGGTCCAGCCTCCCCAGCAGGTCACCTTCCCTACTAACTGCTGCGGCGGTGTGAATTTTGCAGCCTATAACGGCGGCTGCGGCTGCGGCGCATAAGGGGAGGTGCACTCATGGCTGTTGAACTTACTGCTAATGCCCTTCAGACCGTTCCGGCAGGGCAGAATGTGCTATTTACCGACACCGCTGTTCCTTGCAGCAAGGGGTATGTAGTTCACCGTGAGGGAGCTGGTATCATCACCCTGCGTGGTATTACCAACAACAATTTCGCCCGTTACCGGCTGACGTTCTACGGGAACATTGCGCTCCCCACGGGCGGCACAGCTGGTCCGATTGCCGTTGCATTTGCCGTTAATGGCGAGGCAGTACCCGCCACAACAGCAACGATCACCGCTGCTGCAGGCACGTTCGAGAATGTAGCCACCGGCTTCATCCTGGATGTACCTCGCGGATGCTGCTATACCGTAGCTGTGAAGAACGTGACCGACCCTGCCGGCCCCATTGAAGTGACCAACGCAAACATCCTGATTGACCGTATCGCATAAGGAGGGCATTATGGACGAATTTGAAAAATTGATGGCTATGATTACAGGCCAGGCTGAAGATGCCCTCGAAGAACTGGGCAAGCGTGCAGATCTGACGAATCCCCGCGATGCTGAGCACATCAAGGACATTATGAAGATCATGTTCTACGCTGACAAGCTGATGGGCGGCGAAGATGGTTATTCCGGTAACGGCGACTATTCCGGGGATGGCAGCTGGAACGCTCAGGGCGATTACTCCCGTACAGGTGGGAACCAGGGAGGCAATAATATGGGTGGCGGAACCTATTCCAATGCCCGCCGCGGTGAGCACTGGGTACGCGGTCATTACTCCCGCAGACGTGATTCCAGCGGCAGATACAGCCGCATGAGCATGGAAGAACACATGGATGCTATGGAGCGTGAAGCGGCCACTCCCGAAGAACGGGAAAAAATCAAGAAAATGCGTCAGATAATGCGGTGATCGTATGAGGGGTATCAATGATATCCTTGAGGAAATCGAAAGGCTGAAATCCACATGGAAGTCATGGCAGGATTTAGAAAAGCTGGATTTGCTGGAGAGGACACTCGAACGGTATTCTGAGCCGGAACCCAGCTACAGCCGTGCCGGCATCCCGGAAAGTAATGATTTCGCCGTGATTGCAGCAGCTGTCCCGAAAGAATTACTGATTTCCGTGATGTCAGAGCACATGGATACAATCAAGCAGATATACCCCAAGGAATACGATTTGATTATCGGAAAACTGCGCAAAGGATAAGAAAATCCCCACCCGTAAAAAGGTGGGGATTTTGATATTACAGCGACCGGATCCAGAACACGCCGTCCCACGCCTTCGCCAGCTTTTCAAGGGCAGAATGGCAGAGCGCGTATACGGTGTTCCTGCTTTTCAGAATCTTTTCGGCTGCGCGTTCCTGCGTGTATCCAAGCCGGTAGCAGTAGTTGACAGCCAGCTCTTCCTCTTCCCTCAGATTCGCCATGGAAACGCACATATTAACCAGTTCCGCAGACGGCAGCGCGAGGATCTCCTTCACCCGTTCCTCCGTCATGGGGCCGGGTGTGTTCGCTTCCGCGATATTGCGGTAGTGCTTCATGAGCCGCACAACAGCGTCAAACGCCGCCTGTTCTACCCTCGTCATGGTCACTGCTCCTGCACTTCCGGCAAACCGGCAACGCTTGTCAGCAGCGACAGCACAGCTGCTGTGGCAGCCACGCCCAGCATCTGCGGCCAGTCGAGCTGCACGATGCCGACAGCGCCGGTGCCGATCTCTGCAGCAAGCGCCTGCGCAAATGTTTTTACGGCGCGGATACCAGCCGCTTTGAGCCATTTGGCGAACATTGTAACACCTCCATCAATTGTTGATTTTAGCCTTGATTTCATCGATCCAGTTGAATGCAGTTTTGAGATCACGCTCCAGCACGGTTATCCTGGTGTCCATAGACTGGATGTCCTTGTTGAGCGATTTGATGTCCGACCGCGTTTCGTTTGTTGTCGCGCAGACCTGATCTAGTTTCATGTTGGCCTTGAGCAACGATTCCTTTATGCTATCCATCTTAGTAGCGTCAGCTACTATGTCGTTCCGGGAATCCTTTTTACCGTTGTGCCAGAAAGTGGCAAATGCTACCAGAAAGGATAGACCGGAGATAATCCACGGTATATACTGCATCGGATATCACCTTATTATTTAAAGGTATTCCGGTAGTCCTGAGACTGACCGTACCAGAAAGATTTTGCATCGCGTGTGTCCACGTGGACAAAATAACCATCTGCACCCGTTTCGTACAATCCGATACCGTTGATACCTTTTTCCTCCGCATATCGTGCCACACTTCTCGGAGTGGTCTGATTCACGGTGATGTCTGCTGCATCTCCTTTGGTATGCCTAGACCCTGTTGCACCACCCGCGGAACGATTGTAATCAGGGCATCTGTAGGCACTGGTTATGGTCAGGGGCCTGCCGAAGTGATCCCGGATGTCCTGCAACAGATCTACCAGCTTGGGGTTTATAATGGTTTCGGTGCAGTTGCAGGGCCTGCCCAAGCCACAGCGGAACTCGCTGGAATTAAAGTGCTTGCTGAGCTGGATGCTTTCGGATTTAGGAATATGATAGTAACCATCAGACTGGAGATAACTGCCAAGTGGTGACGGATTGTCAGCAGTTGGAGTCTGGTTGTCACCAGTTCCCCCATCATCAGACAGCCCATAGCAGATGGCATGGCTGATGGCGTTGATGGTCGCCTCGTCCGATGATAGCCCACCGGGAGTGCCAAACGCTACCCAGAATGCATCCACAGCCGCCTGCGTTTTCGCCCCCCAGATGCCGTCGACGGCACCGGGGCTAAGCCCCGGATTGCCGGATTTTTCTGAGAGCGCTGCCAGCAGGAGCTGGATCAATTTTGTTTTCATGGTGCCCACCCCTATCAGAGCGCGCTGGGATCAATCACATCGTGCTGGATTTCGTTAAGGTCGGCATCCACCAGCAGGATAGCGGAGTGTGTATACAGGTCGCTGACCACAAGCTTGCTGTATCGATCGTGGTACAGGCTCAGCGCACCAGCCAGATTGCTCCGGGCAGTGGTGCTGGTGTTTACGACGCCATCGGGCCGGGTGTTGTTTTCGATTATAAAATACATAGCTTATACCTCCGTAAATAACGATTTGATGTATTTCGACTGGGCGTTACTGCCCTTGTCGCACTGATAAATGTCATACTCGATGTGGAAGTTTACGGCTGTAACTTTACGCAGATTATCATCTGAGAAATATCCAGCGTTAGACCGTGAATACAACTGTCCGCATGGCAGATTGAGTTGCGTAATCATGTGACTGTCTTTAATGCCGTCACCATCTGAATCTACAGTTGGCTGAACAAACTGAGCCTTACAGGTCACAGAGATATTTGACATTAAGTAGATTCCGTATCCACCAGTGCCTATCATGACATCACCATTGTCGTTGTAAAATCTGGATAAATAGCCAGAAAACTGTCTCATATCCCACGCTAGGTTTTTTCGTGCCTGTTCGTTACCCGCAAACAGATGCGGCCATGCATGAAGCGACCCTGTGTAGAACATGATGCTTTTATCCGATAATTTCTGTTTGGCAGTTCCCGGCTCAAAATCAATAGTTATAATAAACTTGCCTGTAATGATATAATCGTTCGTATCAAGCCGTATAGAATCACTGACTCTCCATGATGCGTTGTTAGATAAAATCGAAGCGTTAGTGCCGTTAAGCCCATTGAGGACATCCGACACAGGAATATCAATATCACCCTCGATGTGCTGAAAGAGGACAGGATTGGCCCCGTAGGATATTAAATCAGTGCCAACGCCATACCCCGCAATCATCGACTGCACAGCATCCGTGATGCCGGTGTCCGTTTTACCTGTCTTGGCATTAGCCAGCCGCACATTGCCCGCAATCGTATTGTATGCGTCCCGGATTCTATCAGCATATGTGCCCATCACAGCACCCCCTCAAGGTCAGCGACAGCCTGCGCATAACCGCTGCCCAGCTGCGCCTCGATCAGCTCGATCAGATGGGCATCCGACGGTGCAGGTCCCTGCGGCCCGGCGGGTCCCATTGGGCCTGTCAGCGAAGCCAGCTGATCTGCCGTAAAATCAGAGTAGGCAAACGCCGCTCCGCGCTCACCCTGAACGCCCCGTTCACCGCGCTCGCCCTGAGGACCGGCGGGTCCGGTAGCTCCGGTGGGTCCGGCAGGGCCGGCGACTCCGGCAGGGCCCCTGATACTTTCCAGCCACTCGGCCTCGCTGCCTGTAAATCCATGTTTTACAGCGATTGCATAGGCGCTGTATGGGCCTATATCGATCACTCTGCTCATGTAATAATCAACCTCCCATTGCCATCATCGGCAAATGTGATTCCGTCAACGTTCTCCAGTTCGATTTTGAGCACGCCGTCTCCGTCGTCGTATATCGTACGTATCCAGCCGGACGTTCCTGCGTGCTGTGCTGCCAGCTCGGCATATCTCCGGGATTCCGCTTCGGATATCACAGCCCGTTCCGATGCCCGCACAGCGGTTTCCACATATCCGCCGATCTGGCCGGCGATTTCCTCGGCCTCTGTCAGCGTCGCCTTCGCGGACGCAGCGCTTTCCACGGCACCGGCTACCAGCTCCTCAAGCTCTGCCCGGAATGTCGGCTCATCCTCAGGCTCGATATAGCCGGATTTCTGCGCCCTCGGCAGCACGTCAAACTGGATCTCCCGCCTCGTTGTCTCGTGGTCAGGTCCGATAGCCTGCACCCACAGGCTGTGCCGTCCTGCGGTCTGCAGGAGCCTGTCAGGCACGGTCACGGTCGAATCGATCACGATCTTCGTGCTGCCATCATCAAACTGCGCCTCCACGCCGTCCGTCACGAAAGCGTCAGAAAACACGATCTTCTGGCCTGTGTCCCACTGGTACAGCACAACCTTCAGCGTCCTGCCGACAGATGCGCTGTGTTCATTAACCGCCATTTACATCACCCTCTTCCAAATCAAATGCAAATGTCTGCCCGTATTCATCTATGTCCTTGCTGGTGGCAGCCAGTACGGTATTTGTGGTATAGCCCGAAGCACCACCACTGTTTTTAAAAACATACTTGTACTGTAAATTGCTCGAATACAGCGTAAGTCCGGCATAGGCAGAGCCATAGCCATAATAGGCATCATACGAATTGCCTGTCCGTGACCAGCTATCATACTGCGCCGGGTAACTACCTGTGTAATCCTATGTGTTAGCTCATGCTTTCGCATGAGAGCGGACTGTATCTTCATCCGGCAAAACCGCCGGAGCCGGGGGCGCGGTCTCTGAACCTTCCCTTTCGGGCTCGGCTGCTGATTGCCCAATCTGCCAGCTTCTCAGGCCGTCGCGCCCGGAGCTGTACGCTCCCACGCTGTGGCGCTGGCAGCTCTCAGGGTTTTCCAGCAATTTCCCCGGTATTTTTTCATAACGGTCACCCGCTACGCACCCTCATTCGGCCAGCACAGTAAATGTGCCGTTTGCAAAGGTGATATTTGTTGGTTTGTATTTTGTTCCGGCAATAGTCAACTGGTCTCCGTTTCCCAGAATCAAGTTGGCTCCATTAGTCAGATACAAATTGCCACCGGACACTTGCAGATTCGCTCCGCTACGGAAGTACATATTACTTCCGTTCTCGATAGTGATCATGCCCTCCAGCTTGATCTGATCCGCCAGAATAGATGCCAGCGATTTCGTCACATCGCCTGTTTTTACGACCTCCAGACTGATACTGGCTTTTTTGACGGTCTCGCCATCAAGCTTGGCGAACATGGTCGTCCGGGCTTCTTTGAATCCCCGGATGTCGTCCGCGCTGGCGATGGCGTACAGTCCTGCCTGCACATCGCCCAGATCCGCCACCAGCTGCTGCTGGGCAAACCGGATGTCGTCTTTTCCGCCTCTCGACCTGCCTGCAGACCCGACGCCTCCGCTGCCGGATGCGCTCGGCTGATAGTCGTGCGGCAGCTCGTTCCAGTCCGGCGCTCCCATGGTCGCGACGACCCGCTTGCCGTAATTGATCTCCAGCGTGTATATCCGCTCAGCGAGCGATGTATGCCGCACGATATCCCCGATCTCGACCGCCGGGTCTATCAGCGCCCGTTCAAACGTAAACGGCTGATAGGCATGCCAGTTCACGTTCTGCCAGATCCCTGACAGCATGGCCTGTGTCGCCCATGGGCTGTCGATGTTCAGGTCGATTCCGGTTCCGCCGGCGTTCAGCTCGAATTTGGTGCCGTCCATTTTGTGCAGCACCAGCGCGTGTATCGGCTTCAGCTTTTCACCGGCGTACATTCTCTCAGCGTCCATCAGGCACCCCCTATCGGATCCAGCGACAGCGGTATCAGCCTCAGCTGCCCATTGTCGTCAAATGCAGCGTTCCCGCCGTACATGGCAGCGAGGAACCCGATGACGTCACGACCGGTCATTTTATCCGGCGCTGTGTCGATCGTATAGCCCTTATCCGGGACCCAGGCGCTGGATACGCCGGCCTTCGTCATGATCTCAGTCAGCAGCTGAGCGTCTGTTTTCGCCGTCCAGCCGGTCACGTCAATCTCGAATTCACACTTGACCATGCTGTCATAGGCCTCTATCTGCATGGTCACCGGCGTACCGTTTGCGTCCCGGCGGATGTCCCGCCTGTCCACCCAGAAGACGCCCTTGTTGATCCATTCGGATGCCTCGCTGCTGTTTCGTATCCTGCACTGCAGGGTTATTTTCGCCCCGTTCGGGATGTCGTCATCCGGATACAGCATTTCCGCGTCCAGCGTGGCAGCACATGCATAGCCGACGCCGGGTGCCTCATCGCCCATGGCCCGGTACTTCGCACTGAGCGATATCAGCTTGTCTTTCCACACGGCGAAATAATCGTTGACCATCAGCCTGAATTCCGCCGTATAATCCGTCTGCAGGATCCGCTGGAAGGCCTCAGAAACCTGATGCATCAGCTCACCCCCAGTGCCCGCAGCGTGATGGTCCCGCCGGAATAGATCGCATCGCCGTCCACGTTGTCCAGCAGGAACAGGTCGTCAATGTCGCAGTCCAGCCGGAAATCCCGTGTCTGCGTTCCGTTGTTCCGCGTGGAATACTGCACATTGATCGGCCTCTGCATCAGAGCGCTGTACAGGCTGTTGTCTCCCGCCGCACCCGGCATCAGGGCGAATATGATGATATCCCGCCGGGTCTCCCCGATGGGATGCTCAACATCGTCCATGGTCTTCACGACGTCATCATATCTGATCTCCTGCCGCACCCGGTATTTCACGAGTGCGGCAGAGAAATCAACATTGTTGATTTCCAACATGTTTTTCATCCCAGCGCACGCTCCTTCCGCCGGATGTAGTTGTACGTGCTCTCCCCGATGACCTTCCCGTCCAGCACCGACTGCACGGTGATGCTGATGGGCTGGTCAGAGCCGGAGCTGCCTCTGCTGTAATCCCGGTTCTCCTGTTTCGTCAGCACACGCTCGCCCTCGTGGAGCTCGCCGACGAATCCGTCCCTCGGCACATACGGGATACCTGTGGCAAACTTGCCCACGCGTCCGCTGTATTCTCCGTCCGACCTCGGCATTCCCTGTGCCGCTTCGTCTTCCTTGCCGATCAGCTTATTGATCCAGTCTATCGCACTTTTGATCCCGTCGATAACGGTCGATATCGTGGATCCAACAGCGCTCAGAGCGTCCCCGACAAAATCCACAGCCTTTTTCAGGGCACCGCCCTCCTGCATCTGCTCTGTCAGGAATGTGACAAAATCCGTTCCCGACTGCACGATATTCCGGATGCCGGGCGTCAGTTCTTCTCCCAGCAGGATCTTCAGGTTGTCGAATGCCGACTGAAATTTCTGCAGGTCACCTGCCAGATTGTCCATCTTCACGTCAGCCATGTTCTGGGCAGAACCGGCGGCATCGTCTACCGCCTCGCCGACCTCTTCCCAGCGCTCCGCATGTGTGCCTATCAGGGCATTGGCAGCAGACAGGTCGTACCTGTTGAACAGGTCGCCCAGAATGTCCATCCTCTCAGCGTCAGACATTCCGTCCATGGCAGTCTGCAGGCTGCTGAAGATGTCCACCAGCGACAGCATCTGACCCTCGTCGTCAAAGATGGCAACGCCCATATCCTCCAGCGCAGCTGCGCCGTTTTTGGTCGGGTTTGCCAGCTTCATCATGATGTTGCGCAGAGCCGTACCGGCCTCACTGCCTTTGATGCCGTTATCGGCCAGAATGCCCAGCACCTCGGCAGCTTCCTGTGTGCCGCCTCTCAGCGTCCGCGCCGTAGCGCCCACAGTCAGAAAGGCACTGCCCATCTGAGCCACGCTGGTATTGGTCACGGAAGCAGCCTTGGCCATCTGGTCTATCATGGCCACGGTCTCTTCCTCGGTCAGCCCGAAGGCACTGGAAGCGTCCGTCACCATGTCCGATGCCTCTGCCAGTTCGATGTTTCCGGCAGCTGCCAGAGCCAGCACGCTCGGCATCATGCGCATGGATTTTTCCACATCGTAGCCTGCCAGAGCCATGTAATTCAGTGCCTGAGCCGCCTGCTCAGAGCTGTATTTCGTGGTCGCGCCCTGCTCCATGGCAAAGGCTCTCAGGGTCTGGAACTGCTGATAGGCCTCCGACGTGTCATCGTTCAGGTCCTCAACAGTCATGCCCATGGTGGCGGCCACCTCGCTCATGGCCTGATCAAATGCGGATCCGGCCCGCACAGCGTCCGCGCCGAACTGTATCACCGCCTTGCCGGCAGCCACAGCGCCCTTTGCCACAACGACGGGCACACCGCCCATGACAGCGCCGACCGTCGAGCCGAATCCGCTGGTCGCGCCGGAGGCACTGCTCAGTGCCCCGGTGTAACCGGAGGTATCCAGCGAGATCTTCGCCATCAGTTCAAATACATTCATTCGATTTCTTCACCGCCGATCTTCCTCAGGCCGTTCAGGATCCTGCCGGCGATCTCCTCCGGCGATTCTGTCACGGCGTTCCGCTCAGCCCACCCGCCGAATGGCTCCACGATGTCGCTGTATCTGGCCTCAACAGCCATCCTGCGGGCGATTGCCCAGAGGCTGTCCGCCACATACGACCGAAAAGCCCGCTCTTCTGCGATCTGCCGACATTTCTGCCGGCAGAACTGGTAGAAATATTCGATTCCGAAAAGCTCCAGCCGGTCCAGCGGGCAGGATATGATCAGGTCCCCTGCGGCATCAGGCCCGACCTCAGAAACGAGATAAAAAAACCGATCACCTGATCGCTCATGATCTCCGGGAAGGCCTTTGCTATCAGGTCGATGCCCTCCAGCTCCCGTTCGCCTTCGTCGTAAACGATCATGCACTTCAGCAGGCGCTCCGTCTCCTCAGGGTGTTCCTCCAGCATGCTGTCCAGAATGTCGTTCAGATTCTCACGCATCTGGTCTTTCCACGCAGCATCCCGTTCCTCTGCCGTTTCCGTGCCATGCAGCAGGGGCATTCGCTTGCGTATGGCCATGATATCCGTGGCCAGCATAAATTCAGCCGCGGCCTTTCTGGCCCTGTTCAGCTGCACCAGAGTCTCTCTGGTGCTCAGTTCGGTTATGCCTCTCATTGTTGTACCTCCAGACAGTGCGTTATTCTCCGGCTCCGGCGTCGATCACATAGAAGTCCATGGGGACTGCAGTGATGTCGGTCAGCGAATAGTGTCCCGTCAGCTCGATGTCAAATTTGCCCTTGCCGTTCTTCGTTGCATTCACTGTCAGACCGCCGGTGCTGAGGGCGTTTTTCAGGCAGATGGCGGCAAAACCGCCGTCAGCCTTATCGCCGACCCACCAGATGTCCTTGAAGTGCGTATTCGACAGTTCTGCTGCCGGTGTCACATGACCGCCGTCAACAGTCGCTGCACCGATGCCCAGCCGGATGACCTCAGGCGTAGCCTCCACGCTGGTAAAGGCCAGCTTGCAGGTGAAATCGCGCAGCCTCTTCAGCTCCATGGTGTTCTCCGGGCAGTTGTCGATATCGGCACCGTAGTCCTCATAGTTGGGCACGATGCTGGGCTTGATGCCGCCGGTAGTCGCACATACGATGTTGCTGTCAGCTACTGTGCCCGGATTCGACGGGTCAAAGCTGTTCAGCAGCACACCGGTCTCCAGCTGGATGTTTTTAAAGGCCTCTGCAGAGACCTTTGTGTATTTATTGCTCATATTTCATTACCCCCCCTGAACCGTCAGGAATTCCAGCCTGACGTTCAGCTGTCTCAGTTTCAGCACAGGCTCATCCTGTGCGCTTGCCGGCACGGAGAACGGGTCTCCCCGGCTCATCACGATGATACCGCCGTCGCATTCCAGCGTTCTGTAATATCCGATAGCGTCCCCGATCTGCCGGGCCTTGGCATTGATGACCGCCTCCGACTCCGTCCGCATCCACAGCTGCACCGTGATGTTCGCGGTGCCTTCCCAGTATCCGCTTACCGGCTGATAGGTCAGATAGGGCAGAACAGGGTCCTGGGGGACAGCCGTTGACGGATAGGCGGGCATCCCGAAGCTGTTAAAAAACCGGTAAACAGCGGCTTCCTGAGTCATTCCGGCAGCCTCCATTTCCGCGCTCTGACCGCCCTCATGTCAAGGCTGCTGGTGTCCGGCGTCTTCAGGTCACCGCTGTCCGTGGTGATCTGGAATGTCTCGCCGTCTCTCAGGCGCTTCACCACATCCGGGTAGTCCAGCGTCATGTTCTTCGGTATCAGCAGTGTGAAGGTGCTGGCCTTGCCCTCCGCCTCTGCCTGCTGGGCAAGAATGGTAGAGGCGTGCTTCTGCACGGCAGAAAAGCGCATGCCATCTTCCCACCTGACTACGTTTCCGCCCTCGCCGTCCGGAACGTGCCTGCGTTCCAGCACGACGAAATCTTCAAGGAATGATCTCATCATGTCAGAAACAAACATCCAGCTTCCTCCAAATGGACAGGTCAGATGAAAACGCATCCTTCCAGGTCAACTGCTTTCCGGTGGAGCCGACGGTTTTCTGGTAGCTGTACTCACCGGCGAAATTCTCAGAGATGATCGGAGAAGCCTCCCCGTACTTTTCTCGCCAAGAATCCACCCGGTCGGACAGCTCCAGGAACGCCTTCGGAATTGCCAGCGGTATCACAGCCCCCCGGAATGTTTCATCCGTCAGGATGTCAACACCAGCCTGATGCAGGCCGTCGTTGAATACGGAGCCCTCGATCAGGTAATACTGCCCCGGTAAAAGATTGCGGAGGCCAATGCAACCGCCTGCAATCTCAAAAGTGCCGGTCATTTCCGCACCTTTGATGCGGAAATCATTTCTGCACTCACGCATGATCTCATAGAGCATGTCGCATTAACCTCCCATCGTTATCATGTACCCTCAGGCTCAGCAGGCTCAGCAGGCTCAGCAGGGACGGTGGGCAGTGCAGGATCTGCAGAGGGCTTAACCTCAACCAGGCAGATGCCGTCCTCGTACTCAACCATCAGGTGCAGGCCCATGATTGCATAGCCCATGCTGGAAGCGGTGTCGTAGTCGCCGCGGGTAGCGAAGCCGATCAGGTTGGTGTCACCGTTGACGTAGTACACCAGCTCAGCCTTGGCGTAGTTGCTGTCGCCGGGATCGGTGTAGTACTCCACGATGTTGTTCCGGGGAACAGCGATAACCTTCCCCTGGGGCATCTCAGTGTCAGACAGCAGGAACAGAGTACGGTAGCCCAGGAAGTTTTCGACATAGTTGATGCCGAAAGCGGTCTGGACAGTCAGCTCTGCATCAGCCAGATACTGGTATGCGTCCATGATGTTCGCAAAACCGACAACCTCGGTGACGGTCTTGTGCATAGCCTTGAAGCGGTTCTCCACAGCGCCCTTGGCGATTGCCAGAGAAGCCTTCCAGGTTTTCTGCTGGCCCTTCAGCTTGGCGTGATTCTTCAGGAAGGTGTAGAAGCGGTCGGTAACGTCGCTCTTCAGCTCAGCGCGGAACTCCTCATCGGTACGAGCGCAGGCCAGCTCATAGCCATACTGCTCAATGTCCTCGATGGGGACCTGGGTGCGGTACTTCTCGATGGTCATGTTGCCGACGGGCTTCTCGTCCAGCTCGAAGGTGGTCAGGTTGATCTTTTCACCCTTCTCCACCTGAGTCTTGTTCAGGTTGACCTTGACGCTCTTAACGCGCAGCTCAGAGCCGGGGTTCTTCTTGATGGGCCGCAGGATGCCCAGAATCTTGTTGTATGCCTCCCAGTCACGCTGGAACTGGGTGACAAAGTCAATCACGCGAGGGGAAATGGTAGCGCCCTCTTTGACAGTGATAGAAGTAACAGCCATTGAAAATTTTCCTCCTTATTCAAAAGCTTCGGGATTGTCAGCAATTGCCTGCTGACGGGCCACAGGGTCTGCCATCTTAAGGATGTCCTCCCTGCTCATTTTTCCTTTCTTACCGCCTTCGGGTGGATTATCCACAACCGCGCCGGAGGACTGCTTCTTGGAGATAAAGTCGGCGTGCTCGGCCTTGATGCTCTCAGTCAGCTTGCTCGCTTCCTTAAACTTACCATCATCGCCCAGCTCATGACCGTCCAGATCGGTGCCCTTCAGGATCAGGCTGATGTACTTCTCAGCAACACCGGCATCCTTCAGCAGTGCCTTGTAGGCGGCTTCCTTCTTCGCCCTGGTCTCCTTCTTGCCCTGCTCCGTCTTGTAGTTGGCAAAATCGGATTCTACCTTTTCCTTGTCGGTGTTGGCAGCTTTCAGATCGTCCTGGGCCTTCTTCAGGTCACCCTTCGCAGTATCCAGTTCTTCCCGAATCGTGTCCGTTTCTTCATGGTGCAGGTCAAGGATTTTCTTGATTTTCGCAGTATTATCAAGAGATTCATCCTCGATAATTGTCCGAATATCCTTCATTTTCATATCAGCTATTTCCTTTCCGTAGGTGTGCATGCTCGCACTCAGCTAAATTTGGAAGCGCATCCACGTGCTTCCGATACCGCCATGCTACACTAAAAAAACCGTATTTTTGCCACAAAAAAACACCACGCACAAAAAAATGCGTGGTGTTCAAAGATATTTTTTATATGACCTTTTCGTTTTTCATGGTCTGGATGATCTGCTCCTGCTCTTTTTCGGAAAGCCCCATATCCTGCAGATTATCCCGTGTGCCGCACTCCGGGCACAGCAGGACATTCGGGTCAGATTTCGACGGAACCGGGTGCGCTGTGTATTTCATGCCGCACCGATCACATACCAGCTGCTGCGTTTCTCCCATAAACTTCCTCCATAATTTCAACAAATAAAAAGCTGCGTTTTTGTGTGTTTTGGTGTTATTTTATCTACCTTGAAGCTCTTTTTTGATAATGTCCTGATACTCTGATTCATGCTCAGAAACTGCAGGCTTTATGAACGGCTTGGGCGGCTGGCCGGATGTCCTGTGCCAGTTGCCCTGATTATCTTGATATACCCATGGAGGCGAACCGCCCGGTATGTATTTACCAGTGCCCATCTCCACATAGGCACCGTACTTGACCGCGGTACCGACATAAGCAGCGCACTCGTCAATTTCAACGGTGTTCGTGATGCTGTTCCGAAGGTTGCCGGTATCGACCACGCACAGGTCTTTTGCATATCCCTCTGCAACCATTCCAGCTTTCGTCAGCGCACGAATGGTAGCAGCAGCGAATTCCTCACCAACCAGGCGGGAGTTATCAACGATGCGGATCTCAGATGCCATGCTCGTATTCCTCTATTTTCTGCGCGATTTTACGCAGCTCATCACATCTATCACGATACTGCTGACTTCCATGATTGTACATAAAAACAGCTAAATCCTCGCCGCACTCGGTACCTGGCCATTTTGAAGCCAGCTCGTCAGATTCAACTTTGAACCAATCCGGCGTGGTAATTTTCAATCTGCCCATTACATACCGTACCTTTCTATCAGAACCTTAACAACGTTCTCAGCATATTTGCTTCTGCTTCCAGAAAGAACATTTTCAAAAATATGTGGAAGCAGCTCCTCTGGATTGTTATAATACATGTTGTGCAGATCGTAACCAACTGCCGTCCGGACTGCTTTCTGATACATCGTGCCTCTTCTGACATGACCCATATCCAGCCATGCTTTCTCCAGAATCTCATCTGCAAAATTCCCGCCGATACTATCCGACATAGCATGCATACACTCATGGCACACAGTCAGGAACATCTCTGCCGCAGATTGATCCGGGTCAATTGTAAGAATCCTCTTTGCTGTCTGGTATCTGCCATATTCATACTCAAGCGGCTCGACAAATATCATTCTTGGCATAGCCGAATCTCCGAACTTTGTCCGCATAAATTCAAGAGCTTGCGCTGCCGATCTCTGATATTCCGGCTCCATGTAATGGAAAGAATTATCAAAGATGATTCCTGTGAAATATTTATGGTAATCCTCCGGCCCTTCAAAACCTGAGATATCGCTATTTGGAATAACCGCATTTCCGAATAGTGATATTATACTCGTTGACGGAGAGTATGCAACTTTTTTCTATGCTAATCTTTTGATTTCGGCCCACTCGCGGTAGGTCATCTGCGGCACTTCTTCCCACTCGCCTGTCTGTAGATTCCGCGCACGTCTGTTGCCTGAGGTTTTCACATCGTCAAACACGGCCCTCAAAGTGCATCGGCAGTTATACACCAGATAGCCCGGTGCCCCCGGGTCACCCGGATATTCTATCTGATCACCGCCGACCTCGAACATCTCCCCGTCAGCTGCTACCATGCCGTCCAGCACCTGATGCGCGTGGCGGGTCCTGCCGTCCAGCGTGGCGACCCACTGCCGCTTCAGCTTCAGCCCCATTCTTTCCGCATCCCGGTATGTATCCATCCGGCCTGCGTTCTGGGCCCCCGTTACGGCAGTACGGGCCGCACGAACGGAGGAAACATAGCCCATATTCACTATGTTCTCCCGCAGAGAAGTGGCAATGTCTGGAATGCTCGCGCCGCTGAGAATTCCTGCGGTTACGCTCTTTGTGATTTGGCTCTTTCCGTATTCCAGGTCAATGCCACGCTTCAGCGCACGGTCAGGCGGGTAGTACGGCATGGTGTCCGGCGCTTCCTTCAGCAGGCGCTTCACGGTCGCCTCATCCCAAAGCGTGAAATCCGATGCACCCGCCACCTGCTCGATGGTGTATGCCTCATAGTTCCGGTTCATGCAGTAAATGCCAGGCGTGGCCTTATTCACATACCCAATCGCGGTGGCGTTGGCATCTGTCAGGCGGTCTGCAAGCTTATCCCGCATGGCCTCGTACCGCTTTCCCCGCGCCGCCTGGTTCAAAAGCCACTGCTTATAGTCGGCCTCCGTCCGCTGACCGGAATCAACCAGCTTCCGAAAAGCTGCAGCTTTATCAGACAGGCTCCTGCCGCGAACCTGCTCACCCTCGCTGTTCGTGAAGATGCGACCGTTGAAAAAAGCATCGATGTCAGAAGCCATGTCCTTCATGGCAACCTTATACGCTCCCCTGATCCTGCGCTCCAGCTTTTCCAGCTCCGCATCCGTCCAACGGTCAGGATAGGACATTATTCATCCTCCTCGTTTTCATCCGGGTCTTCCGTTGTCGTGATTCTCTTTTCCTCATTCGCAGCCCTCTGTTCAATCGCGGCCTGCACTTCATCGGCAGACAGGAAGGGAGCCTTTGAAAGTATAATATCATCCGGCAGATACTCGGCGAACAGCATAATCATCTCCGCGATCTCCTTCTGGTTGGAAATGCGGTTTCTCTTGAACTTCGGAACAGGAATGTCACCGTCCATGCCAGCAATACGAAGCAACTGCTGCACAGCAACGATAATCTGATACTCAAAATCATCCGCATTTTCGTCCATAGGCTGATAGGCTGCATCAATGTGGTCGTTGGTTGATCCCGCAGAAACCGTATGCACATCCATACCGCCGAAGTCTTCATAGATGGACGCCCTCAGATTTTCCAGCAGTTCTTTTCTGGCAGCATACGGGATCTCCTGCGTGTACGGATTAATAGATGCATCGTCCGTCTTCGGCACGCTGGCAATGTGATTGAGCTTCAGCCGATCCCGGAATCTGGCCAGATCCGAATCCCGCATGCCGCCTGCGCCGGATACAAGCCAGTAAATTTCACTGCAATCGGAAAGGTCGTTTGCAAATCCGCTCTGAATCAGGTCATAAGCGTCGATCTTTGCCTGCATACCAACCAGCGTGCTCTGATGGAGCCGGGAACCCCAAAACGGAACAATAGGCAGCATGCCGTAGTTTTCCTCAGAAATCTCTGGAGGAATACCGGCTTCCTCGTCTGCCTTGGTTGTTGTGGCGGTTTCTTTATACGCCTTCTTCCCTACCTTCTCCCGGAAAACCTTCTCTTCGTCGGTTTCATACCGGGTGTAGCCGTCCTCTTCATACAGGATCGCAACCATAGGCTTGCTGGAATCCAGCTGCCAGAACCGAATGCCAGAAGACAGAGCACCGCTCAGCTCGTCGATCAGCGGCACGAACTCGGTCAGCTTGAACTCTACAACCTTCCCGTTGTTGAAGAACAGGAAGGATTCGCCATGAATCAGGCCGTCATAGCAGCTCTGGAACAGGCGTGTGTCAATGTCCATGCCCAGCGCCTTCTTGACATCCGCGCCCTTCATGCCGCCCTTCACATCGTCAAAATTGATACCGTTACCCATGGAATAGGTAGCACGCTGAACATTCAGCCGCCGGAAAAAATTGCTGCACAGCTTATGGTTGGAAGCCAGGCTGTCCGGTGTCTTCTTACCGTCCAGGTCATACAGCCACTTCACGAAGCTGACCGCCGTCTCATTCTGCTGCTTGTTGTAGTTGTCGGCAGACACGGCCTTCCTGTATTCATACGAATGCTGGTGCTCTTTGATTGCCTTCATAACGGCATCCGGCGCATTGTGCGCGAAATCCTCGGCAAAATCCTGATAGGTATACACTTCTCAATCCCCCTCTTAGTGGAAAAATACGGATTTGTAATCGTTTATTTCTTCCTGCTCAGCAAGTCCGTATGTGAACACGAAGTATCTAATGCAGTCCATGGCGTGGTCGTTGATTTTCAGCGGTTCATCTTCGCCGTTCTCCACCGCTTTCTCGTTCCAACAATACAACCCGAACTCGTCAATGGTGTGTTTGCAGGCAGAGGATATCAAAAGCCGACCCTGTGCAAGCATCTTCGCAACGGCAGAAATACCCGGCAGCACATCGTTCTTCGCCTTCCGAACGCTGTGCCCGTGATCCCGCAGCAGAGAAATCATAGAAGCCGCAGACGGGTCAATGACGATCTGGTCAGGGTCGATGTCATCCAGCATATCAGAAAGCAAATCATAAAGCCCGTCATCCGTTTTCTGATTCCGCTCGTCACGGCCTGAGTAGTAGCTCTCCCGTATCTGCAGCCAGATGTTCGTGCCCTTCACCCGCCGCCACAGCAGCCAGACATTTGCATTCTGTATACCGTAGTCGGAAGAAACATAGTAAGGGCCTTCCGTTTCCGGCAGCTTATCCGCCGGTACCACATGCCTGTCATGGTCAAACATGGGATATACCAGTCCCTCGGCATTGCACCGCTGGCCCAGAATAT